TTTGTGTAATTTTGTCTATTTCTTTTTCTTCAGAGGAGGAAGACCTTTCTTCGCACGATACTCATTCGATTTAATTTCTGCACGGGTAGGTAGTTCAACTTTCTTACCTACTTTTTTCTGAATTGTAGCCCATAATTTTTTAATCACAGGTCTTATAATTCTGATTAGTAATGGTGTTGCAGCAGCACCCGCTGTAGCCACCACCGCAAGTGCTGTCACAGTTGAAACTTGATTTTAAGGTGGGACGTATTTTTCAAGTGGTGTAGTAGGTTCATATAATGTCTCACAGACCTTACCATCATCACTCAGTTCGTGACCGACTACTCTTTCATCACCTGACTGTGTGATATCACCAACTCTTAATTGACCAGGACCAGGACAAGCAACTTCTTCTTTACCACCGATATCACCTGTGTCGGGAAGTTCTGGTGGTTCAATCTCTGGTGGTGGTGCAACTTCTGGTGGTGGAGTTTCTCTTTGAATTATTAATTGCTCTGGTGTATAGTCCATCGCATCATATGTTGGATACTCACCATGAGGACATAAAGTTGTAGAACCTTTCTCATCTTGATTAACTAAATCCTTGTCAAAAGGTAAACCTGAAACCTTATCCTGATTGTCCTTATGCATCTTAACACAACCAGGTATTTCTACAATCGGAAATCCAATCTGTGTGGTTACAGATGGATGATTACTTGGAACAAAAGGCACACCATTTAACCATACCTCATTTGTGCCAAACTTCGGTATTACAACATTTGGAACATTAATTTGTTTTATTTCCGACATTTACTTTACCTGTCACTGGTGGCATAGTTAGTTGTATTGATTGATAAACTTGTTTCTCTATGACACTTTTGATGTACTCTCTGTTCTCATCAATACGTGCCTGTCTTGTCATATTAGCATAGACAGTCATACCAATGAGAAATACAACACCTGCGAACGATGTTGCTGACATAATATTAAAAATGTTCTTCATTCTTCTTCTTTCTTAGAATTAGAGTTGATGCCTTTTTCGGCAGCATATAATGCAAATGATTTAGTTGCTAGACCCTGCATCGTTTCTTTGATTGCTTGTGTGTCTGCATCAGAGCAGATCTGCTCTTCAAAACATCCTACCACTGCACCTGCAACGATAAGAAGTTCTGCTACGACAACTGCGAATACTAAACGGAATGCCCATAGACCTCCGTTAAATGCTTTAATTGCTTTCATTTACTTTTTAGGTTCGTCTGCGTTTGCAAGTTTAACTGGTGCTTGTTCAATACGAATAGTTTGTGCGGGTGCAGTTTGTGATGCTGCTGCAATTAACTTTTCAAGATCTCCTTTTGAGATTGCACCGGGTGCAGGTTTTCCTGCATTCTTTTTATCCTTTGCCGTCTGAATCCCGAAGCTAGCTAAAACTCCTGTGAATACTGAAGCGATAAAAGTTGGATCTATATTCTTTTGTGGAAAGTTTGGAATAGCCACATAGTTCAAAGTTAAAATCCCTCCAGACCAAATCAAGATACCTAATCTGACAAAAGTTGAAAAGATTTCCATCTGTTCTTCTTTGTCTTCAGCAAGTTCTTTGATTTTGCCTAGAGGGCCTTTCTTTTTGACTTCCTCTTTCTTGACTTCTTCAGCCATAATAATACCTGATTGCGGTATTATTTATTAAAAAGGCATCCCTACTGAGGGTGTGGTAGGTGTTGGTGTTGATGGTGATGGTAAACCTAGACCACCTCCAGTTAGACCTTCAAATGCACCACCACCTAGATCTCCAAGTCCACCTGGCATAACAGCTTCCATTATTTTACCTTTGACGTTTTCGATAATCGCATCCTTGCGTATGAATACGTAACCACCAAGACCAATAACGGTGAGAGATACAACACCACTTGCAATAGCGATTCCATTTACAATTTTCTGTAACATGATTTTAATTAATACAAATTATATATCATACTCGCTCCCATCACCAATATATGCAAGAGAAATAATTTCTTCATCAGAATTTTTGTTATAAGATACAATCCACTCATCAAATTCTTGACGAAGTGCATTTCCGTTCATAACGTTTTCAATTTCACCATAACTACAAAGTTCACAAATACGAGCAAGTGACCAATCATGAGTGTCATTCACTGTCTGTTTCAAAGTTGCCATAATCTTTACGCATATATCTGCCGAGTATGTTGCTATTATAGTACTTTGGTGTCCCATCGTCAAGTGCTTCTGTCAGCACATTGTGAAGAAACAATTGTTTTGTCTCTTCGTAGTTTACTTGTCCGAGGGTTGTATGGAGGGAGAGGATTTCTCTTCTGAAAGAATCTCTGCCATCTCTTCTAATATCCTGCTTAAGATCATCAGAGCTTCCGTAGTACTTCTTCCAGTCTGACTCGCTTGTGACCCTTCTCTTTCCTCCTTTTGGTTTTCGCTTTTGCACGAAGTACTTTCTTCCAATGTATTTCTGTCCCGTAATGGAATTTGTGATGCAATAGACGAACCCATAGTAGTCGCCAATATCATCAGAGGTAAAAGGACGACCTTCGTATATCCAAGGGTTTTCATAATCGACTTCCAAAATAGTAATCATATTATAACACATTCATAACTATATATCCATAAATATCAATAAACGATTATATAGATGACTGTCTACAGGAAAAACATAATAATCAATGTTGGTGAAACATTTAGTGAAGATTTAACATTACTAAGTGCTGATGGAAATGGAGTTGTTGATTTAACAGGTTTTACCGCACAATCAAAATTAAGAAAAAGTCCTACTAATTATAGATTTGCAGATATTCAAGTTGGCATAAAAAGTGCTGCTGATGGATTAGTTAATATTTCAATTGCAAGTTCAATAACAAAATTCTTACAAGGTGGAAGACATGTATATGATGTAGTTTTAACTCGACCTAGCGGATTTAAACTTGTCGCAGTCGAAGGTAATGCCCTTGTGAGATCAGGTATTAATACCTTTGTACATTATTATGGTTCACCATAAATAGTAATATGGCAGTTTTTAGTACCAATTTAATAATCTATAAACATACTGACTTTGAGCAAACCTTTGTGCTTGAAGATGGTCAATCAAATAGTGCCAAAGATTTAACAGGATTTACTGGCACTTGTAAGATGCAACGAACGTTAAATCTTGGCAGTCTAACAAGTTTTACTTTAGCATTTACAAATAGAGCACTCGGTAAAGTTAGAATATCATTATCATCAACACAGACAGCAAATATTGCAGACGGTAAATATTTTTACGAGTTAATGTTGACAGATCCTAATGGTGTTGTAGAAAGAGTGATTGAAGGAGTTGTAATCGTAAAACATCCAGTCACTTATCCATCAGATCCACCTCTTACTCCTTTTGTTCCTCAAGTTCCTTAGATTTAAAATAAAAACTCTCACACTTAAAATAAATTCTAAGCTGAGAGTATTTTGATTTGTTGTAATTGTATTCGATTGGTTTGGAGTATTCTCTGTATGGATTTCGATGGATTGATAGTTTGTCGTATTTTGATAGCATATAGTACCTAAAGGCACTTTATTTATACAAGTTTAGTATCAATTATAACAAATCGTCAGGAAAATCATACGGACCGTTCATCTTCTTTTCTAACTCTCTTTCATCTAATACTTCGTTAATAATATCTTTTAACTCTTTCTTCAAAGCATCAGATATTAAATTAATTTTTTTAGGTATAACATCAGGAAGTGCAGCACGTTGTTCTTCAATGCTTTTACCATCACCTATACCAGTCCCATAGGACATTCCTTGGGTATCAATTTTCATAATAATTATTTTTTGTAATTATATAGTAACTCAAAATCCTCAGACACACCAACACCAGGTTGATAGTACTGAGGATTTTTCTTTGCAAGTTTAACTGACTTTAGACCACCGATGATGTCAGCACGATTAATAACAGGTTTCATAATTAGTCGAAATAACCTTGTCCTTGTGTTCCAGATAGTTTTTCGTATTTTTCTTTTTTCTTTTGTTGAAATTTTTTCCTCTCGTTTCCAACAGGATCAAATTTATCTTTAATTTTTTTCATAACGAAAGGAGCAGCAAGAAGACCACCAACGA